CGCAAATCGGAATGTTCTAGAATCGGCTCCCACTTTTCTTGTAAGTTTTCTGATAAAAACATTGTTATTTCCTATTAATTATTAACCTAATGGTTTTAGTTTACTTATAGCAGATGAATATCTAGTCATTTCAGGATTTAATACAGTTTCTTCTTCGTTAGAAAATTCTCCTGTTCCTTCTTCGACTACAGTTTCTTCTGCAATGACTTCATCACTTGGGAAGTAAGCTTCTTTGAGTTCAGAAACTTTCTCAGCGAAATCTTCTGTATCTTTGTAGTCTACTCCTTCTGATAATGAAACCATTTTCTCTTTTTGTGATTCAGACAAGTCAAGACATGCCTCTCTCACAACATTTTGTCTTTTGAGTGAATCATTCTCTTCGACTATTTCCATATTCTTATGGACTTCGCCGTCAAGTTTTTCTTCCATCTCATCAAGACGATTTGCGAGTTCATCAATAACATCATACTTATCTTCTGGTACTTCAACATAATGTTCTACGAACAATGTTTTTAATCCATCGATAAAGTTATCTGTCATTTCTGACCTCAAACCTCTTTCGATTGCAAGTTCGTTTTCTTTCGTCCACTCTTCTGCACAATATGATAGATACTTGTCAACTGCTTCCGCAAGGTCGCCTTTAACATTCTCTATTGAGGTTTTTAAATTGTTTGAATACTCTGATTCGAGTTGTTCTTTAATTTCTGAAACTTTTGAAGTGACAGCAGCCTTAAAGATTGTTCTTGCCTTATCAGCATTTTCTTCTGAGAGTTCAAGAGCTTCTGAGATTTTCTCTAGGTCGTCCTCTATTTCCATCTCAACTAAATCAGACTCAACTTTGTTAGACTCTTTGACATCTTTCTCGTCATCTTCGTCTTCGTCTTCGTCTTCTTTATCATCTTCTTCAGCGACTTCTTCTTCATCGTCTTCGTCATCTTTCTTCTTAGGTTTTTCTTCCTCTTGAAGATTAGATGCAAATTCGTTTACTGCTTCTTCGTCCATGCTCTTAAGCATTTCAACGATGTTTCTCGCAATTTCTGCTTTCGTCAAGGATTCGTCAACCTCTTCTGAGTCTTCGACTTCATCTTTAGACATGCTGTTATACATGGCTGAAAGTTCTTTCTTACTCATATCCTTCATTTTGTTGACCATAGCCTTGATTACATTCATTTTAGAAGGTTTCTGTTCTTCTTTAACATCATCTTCTGAAACTTTTTTCAACTTTGGTTGCTTCTCGGCAGGAGCTTCACCTTTCTGTTGTGGGTCACCACTAACTTCTTTAGTTCCTTTCTCTGCACTCTTAATTGATGCAACTGCTTTGTCAACAGGATTTTCTTCTGGTTTGACGACTTCACCTTTACCACCTTCGATTTTAGCGGCGTCAGATGAACCTTGCTTAACAGGTTTTGAGTCACCCTTTTCAGCTTTTGAATCTGGCTGCATAGCCTCTTCAATTGCCTGTTCTAGGTTTTTTTCTAAATCTGCCATTTGTTTCTCCTGTTTGAGTTTTAGCTTAACTCTTTTATTTATATATTATAAGTTCTCTACGAACTTTTTCCATAAATTTAATTTGGTTTCTTGCAACTTAGATGACTTTGCAGTGCGTAATTCTTTACGCATTTGCTCTGCATCTTTCATTTTAAGAATACCAGAATCATAATACCACTCTACTCCTTCCATAATGCCTTCTACGAAAGCCTCAGGTGCAGAGGGGTCTGCGACGATATCTCCTGCTGTTGCAAGTTGAAAATCGTCTTTTACATACTGTGCGTTTCCTTTTGATTCTAGTGAACCTAGACCTCTAGAGGATACACCTAGTTTGGCACCATCGTCTATCAAATTTTTTACTATTTGACCGTTTGGTGTTGATAAAATCTTTGCTCTCCCAACGAAATTGTTTCCATCTTCTTCTAATTTCGTAATTAAATGGGATACTTTGTCTAAATTGATTGTTGGCCCTTCGGGGTGTCCTAACTCTCCGAATGCTCTATCTTTTTGAACGAACTCTTTATTATATCTTTTTACTTCGTTCTGTATAACTTCTTTTGGGTATATACGACCATTTCGATTTTTAATCTCTGATTGCATAAAGATACCCTCGATAAAATAATCTTTTTTACCGTTCTCGTTTTCTTCGACTATTACGGGTTGAACTCCGTAGTCATTAAATTCAGAAATTAATTTCATTTGTTATTTCCTCTATCGATATACCTTCCTCGGACATGTCTCTTAACATATTCTTCACTGTATTCATACCGACTTTTAAGGACTCTCCGTCCTCGAAGGTTTCTTGTATTTCTTGTCCGTTTAAGAATACTGTTATACCTTCTTCACATTGTGTGTATACAATATTTATATTGTCTCCACCAACCTGAAAGATTTCTCTTTTAAGTTCTGTGTGTCCCAAGGGTATCATGAATTTTGCTTCATGCAACTCTTGAGCTATTTCAGAAAAGGTTCTCACTTTTCTACTTCACCTGTAGTAGTATTATTGTTCATCCAATTCACAGACTGTTCGACTCTTTTCATGTCTACTGTTTCTGCAGCTTTCTCCTTGATACCGTCAAAGATTTCACTCTTTGCTTGTTCAAGTTTCCCTGCTTCTATACTATCTACTATCTTATCTGCTATCTTACTCATTTCTAAAAGCCTCCAAAGCTATCGTCTTCTTCTCCACCTTCGTCACCACCTTCGTCTTGTATCTGTTGGTCAATGACTTTGATTTCGTCTTCCGACTGGTGTAGGATATACTTTCTAACATATTCATTTGAATAGTATTTACCTACATAATCACCTATTGCACCGAGAGTATCTAACCTCTCTCTTAAAATTTCTGCATCTTTCAACTCTGTAAAATGGTTGTCAGTTGCAAAATCAAAGTAGAAGAAGTCTTTTATCTTATCATACTCCTCCCCATTTACAACATTCTTAAGAACTAATTGTGTCTTAAGGATATCTATAAATGTTCTTGCAAACTTAGCCTGTAATCTTTGAGTGAACTTATTAAATTTAAGTTCGTCTCTTGAGATTTCTGAAGCACGACCCATATTGAATCCATTTTCTGCTTCTAATCTCGTTGCAGGCACATTTAATGACTGATATAGTTTCTTCTTGAAGTATTCTATATCGTCAATATCTGCAAGGTTCTGTCCGCCTGGAAGTGTAGTAATCTCTGTTCCACGACCACCTTCTCTTCTAGGCAACCAAAAATCTTCAAGCATAGACATGTGTTTTCTATCATCTTTGATTTCACCTGTCTGTGCATTGTAAACAAGTTTATTTCTATACTTGTTCATTACATCTGATAAGTATT